AAGAGTGCATAGTGTAAAAGATATGATAACATAATTGTTGATTTACCAGACTGTCTTGGTAGTTTACAAATAGAAAAACGATTCTTATGAAATGTGCCTATCATTTCTTTTTGAAAATTATATGGTTTAAAATCAATCAACCCTTCGTCAAGAGATATTATCTTCATATGTTGTTCAATAAAATACAATGGATCATCCATACACTTTTGATATTCAAGAATTTGTTCTTTTGTATATTCTTGAGGTGTATTGACTTTTTTTAAATTAGGATTGCCTAGATAATTTTCCATAACGTTTTTTAATTCTAGTTGGGTTTTCCATTTTTTGCGAACATTTTTTTTTACAATATTCTGAACAACTATCATGATTATTTATTAAATCATTGTAAAACTTTTTATATACTTCATGTTTATATACATCTTTTATATTTTTAACATTTTTAATATTAAAATCTTCTCTATTTAAAGTTGATATGACAGGATCGTTTTCTAAAAAATTTACTGTGGGTTGATCAACCCAACAACAAGGAAGTATTTGACCTGTCGCACTAACATATGGTGGTCTATTGTTTGACAAACATCTTGGATAAAATCCATACTCTACAGTTTTTTTTGTCTCGTTGACAACATCATTTGTTGGTTTGTATATGACATGATCAATATATCTAGATGTATAATTTATCTCTAATGTAATATTATTATTCTCAGCAATATCTTTTGCTTCCTCTATTTGATCTTCATTATAACCAAAGACTAGATACTGCCATATTACATCCATATTCTTTTTTGCACATAATATCATTGCATCATAAATTAAATCACTATCTTGATTAACTCTATAAATCCAACTTTTGTTAGGTAGTCCGTCTAAACCAAATATCCACCTTGCGTTTGGATTCATATCAAATGCTCTTTCATACCAATCAATCTTTTTATCTTTTGATGTTGCAGCTGTATGAATTTTAATACGTTTATTTTTTTCATATGCAATCTTTAAAAATTCTAAGATATTTGGATTAAATATAGGATCACTAATAGGACCACAGAATGCAATATAGTTTTCATCATTTCCATAATAATCACAAACTTTGATAAAATCATCGACTGACATATCACCACCAGGCACACTTTTATTCATGCTACGTAATTCTTGACGTTCACATCGATTACACTCTAAGGTGCATTTATTTGATATGTCTAGATCAACTGAAGAGTTTTCTAAATTAATCATCTTTCTTTTTTAACATTTTTTGTAACTCAGCGGTAGATCCAACAAATAAAGCATTTGTCACATTTTTTGGACCACTGTTAGGAACTTCTTTTAATTTTTTCATTTTAGTTTGTAGGTCAACAAGTTTTTCTGTAACTTCAGAAACTTGTTTTATTAAATTACCTGCCACTTCATAAGCACGTGGGTGTTCTGATTCTTGAGCAAGTTCTAGTATTCCCTCAACAGCATCTTGACCTCTTTCAATCAAACTATAAAAATTTTCTCTTTGATATTCATAATCAGAATCAATGTCATCAATCTTTTTTGATCTTTGTATAGTTACAGATTTTTTAGATTCATTTTTTATATCATCGACAACTCCAAGTGTCTTATCTATTATTTTATCTACTTTATCTGTCATTAAAATTTATCTCTGATCTAATACTTGTTTTCTTTTTATATCCACAATATCTTTTACAATATTCTGGTGGATTAGTTTTAAGTTTGTCTGCAAAATCTACCCACTCCTTTGACGTAATAATTGTATCTATATTTTCAGCATTTGTCAATGATAAATGATCTAATGTTAATTCTGGTATCTGATTTTTGTTAACATCAGACCAACAACAAGGTAAAACAAATCCTTTTGATGTGTGACCGTGTTCTTTATTACCATTTATACATTGTGGTTTAAAATCATAAACCATTTCATATTGTTTATTATTTAGATCGGGTAATTGTTCCTCATCATCAAACCTAGATGACTCAATAATTAAAAAGTTAATATCATTATCTCTTGCGATACCCATTGCAGTAAATAAATCATCTTCATTATAAGGAAATACAATATATTGCCAAGACACGTTTATGTTATATTCTTTTTTTGCTAATAACATTATATCAAAAAGATATTCACCGTCTTGATTTATTCTATACTTGTGACTATCTTTAGGAAGTCCGTCAATACCAAAAACCCATTTGGCATCTGTGTTTGCTTCAAAAAAATTTTTATATTGTTCTATTTTACGATGACTAGCTGCAGTATGAATCTCTGCAAAGACATTTTTATCCTTACACATTTTTAAAAATTTATCAAACTGTGGATGAAAGATAGGATCGGAAATTTGTCCACAAAAAATTATCTCTTGATAATAATTTGTTATTTTATCAAACTCTTCAAGTGTTGTATCCCTTTTGTCATAAACATAATTAGGGTCTTGTCTTGAACATTTAGAACATTGTAAAGTGCATCTATGTGTTATGTCTAAGTTAATTGTTTTTGATTTGAATATCATTTATCATCATTTAGGTTCATCCTCACCTGTTGCTGGATTAAAATTCTTAGCATCTTCAAAAAATGATATTGTCTCATTAAATCCAAAATCATCATCAGCATCAGCAGTTGTAGGACTTGGTGTCACTGTATATCTTTGTTCTCTAGTTGGTGTATTTACAGGCATATCAGCATATTGATCAACTTGAACTTGTTTAATAACTTTACTAGATACGACTGGTCCATATAAGTAAAACTTTGCAGAAAATGTTAATGTATAAATGATTGCACGTCTTTCTTGAAAATCACCTCTATAACTATCTTCATAACTTATTGAGTTTAATATTATTGGCACATCTCTCTTAATACCCATATCTTCCATATCTTTAATTGTTACTGTATAGTCAGGTTGAAAGTATGGAAGAATTTGTTCTACTATTTGTAAAGCATCATCTGATTGTTTTGCCATTGCATATAATTCAAAATCAAGATTGTATGGAACGGGCATAAACTGAGTATCTAATTGATTTGCTTTTGCACCTTTTACTTTTTTAAATTTTTGCACACGATTTAATTTTCTTGTTGCATCATATGATAAATTTTGTATTTCGAAACCCATACGTGGTAATGTTATTGCAACTTTTGAATCTAAACTTGCATCTTGATCAAGTCTAACTAAAAATTTTTGTTTTGGACCATATGCCAAAGGAACTTTCATTTTTTGTTTTATTGTACCAGTATTGTCTTTTCTTACAATATTGATATTATTAAATATTGTTCCAAATGTGACGACCATTCGTCTTATTGTTTCATGATAAAATTGTTGTCCTAACATTATGTTCTCCCAGCATCACCGAACGGGTTAGATTCGCTGAAGTCTAATACGTCTTCATCCTCTGTTTCAAATAACTCATTCTGAGCAGTTGTATCAGTTGACATATCTCCTACTATATAGTCTTCTTGAATGATATAACTATCAACTCCACTATCGGCAGGGTTTTCAAGAAGTATGCTTTCACCAGCAGATGATTCATCAGTTTCAGATACCAAAGTATCACCTGTCTCTGCAAGTAAATTATCAGTGTAACCCTTTTGTGTGAAAAACTCTAATGCAAAACTTTGAGTATATCCACTTGTTTGTTCTAAAGTCATTTGATGTTGTAACGCATCACCTGTTAGTGCATCCTCGACAGCATCAATTGCAGTGATACCTGTATCAAGAACTTCAGAACTATATTCGAATGACTTACATCTTAACTTATAGACAGGGTTATTGTCAAGTTGATGAAATGGGTCATCTTGATCTACAAACGCAACTTCAAATATTTTATCTAATACTGGGTGATAAATTAAATCACCTTCTTTAGGTCTGTTTGCATATAAACTTGTTGATGCAGCCTCACCTCTTAGGTATGCTGTTCCAAATGACGCACTAATTTTATTCGTCAATGAAGATGTAATTGTGCCTGACTCTAAAAGTATTGAACCTGCAGTTGTACTTGTTGCAGTCTCTAAATCCATTTGATGAGCAACATCATCAAAACGTGTTCTACTAACAACAAATGTTATTTCGTTTCTGTTTTCTAAACCAAACTGTTGTATTAATTCTTTTTCACCTTGATATCCACCGTCTGCATCTTCAACATACATTTCTATAGTTTGTTGTTTACTAAATGAGGATAATGAGTCCTCACCAAATATATCATCTCTTGCTGTTAAAGTTCTATCAACATAATTTACATCATGACCATGTATCTGTATTGCTTCTTTAATTAAATCTGCATATAGATTTTGTTCAGATACAGTTGCCAACTTACCTGATGTAGTAAATGCTTGATTAACAGCCATTTTATCCCTTTATGATCATATCTGGGTATTGTAAATTTTCTATATAAGCCTCTAGTTTTTCTATCTCTTCTTGTGCCTGTGAGTAAATTTGTTCACCATTATATGTTACCCCACCTAGTAATGCGACATTTTGAAACTTAGATAAATTAGTTCCCCATTGTCTTTTAATTAATGAGGTTGCATATCTTTTTAAATGCATGTTATTGTAAATGTCTGTATATGTTTCTGGGTCTAATTTTCTGTAACACTCAATAATTAAAAATTCGTCAGCATTGACATCACCATCTACATTCATGTCAAGATATAATCTTCCTTGATGTTCGTAGAATCTTATTGGTGTTTCACCAACTAACAAATGTGACAAGTAATCTAAATGTTGCATTGTCATTTCGTAGTGTATGATTGATGTTGATGAGAAATCATATAGATCATTGAGTCGTAATTGATAACGAATATCAAACATATTATTTGTTGCCGCATTATCGAATGAAAAAATATTTAATACTGATACAACACTTGAGGGCATGGATATAAAATTTTTCCCCTCTTCAAATGAAAAAGTTAGTGAACTATCTGATCTATCTGTCGCTGTTGTTGTTTCATTAGTCTTAAATCTTGCTATATCAGATTCAGTCAACTTATATTTCAAATACATCTTCTCAATATTATCATAGTAATAGTGAGCGAAGTATTGCACTGCTTCATCTATTCTATCATCTATTTGGTCATCTGATACATTGATATCAACAACTCCAAATCCTAAATTTCTAAGACAATAATCCTTTAGTGTTGTTTTTGAGTTTGGTTCTGCCATCTAATTTTCCTTTTAAGTATTTATGTATATCTCTTTTTGGTGACCATCCTAATCTAGTCAATTTTGTAATATCAGCCGTATTATCTAACATTTCACAAGACTCACCAACTCTTTCCTCAACATTAAATCCATAATCTTCTACTAAATTATTTACATTTAGTCCTTCACCTGTACCAACATCATATATTCTATCAAATTCAAATTGTTTTGCATATAAAAATATTTTAATTGCATCTACAACATCATCAACGTGTATAAAGTCTCTAACATGATTATTACTAACAAACTCTAGTGAATCGTTGATCATTCTTTGAAATAACATCGTATCTCTTTGACCATCACCATAAACATTAGAAAATCTAAGTGCAACATTTTGTAAATAATTATCTGAAATAACTTCAGTCATTTTTTTAGTTGTTCCATATGGTGATAACCACCATTGGGCAGCAGTAGATGATGATGCAAAAATAACAGGCACACCGACATATTCTGCAGCCTCAAAAACTGCTCTAGTTCCTAGAACATTGTTCATATAATAAGTTTGTGGAACTTCTAAACTTTTTTTTACATTTGCTCTTGCGGCAAGATGCACAATTTTGTCTGCATAACCAATATCTTCAGATGTTATATGAAGTATATTTTTGTTGTCTTTTTTATCCCAACCAATAACTTCATGACCATCATCAATAAGTGATTTTGACAAATGACTTCCAATAAATCCTTTGTCGCCAGTAATTAATATTTTCATTGACAAATATCTCTCAATATGTTATAAGTATATTTATATCACACATGGATAACATATGTCAAGGGTAATTTACAGTCTGTATATTGATATACCAGAGGATGATTTAGATTTTTTTGATAAAAATATAATTAAAAAGGATCAAACACCCACTAATATCAATACTAAAAATAAGTTTAGTAAACACTATCAAAAAATTGTTGATAATAAAAAACGATATTCAGATAGTATTGGTGTTGATTATTATTTACATGAGAATGATGAAAATTTCAAACATTATGTAAAATATTTTAAGACACACTTTCCATTTATTACAATGTATAATATTGTAAATTTCTATAAACTAGAACTTATGAATAATCACTTACACGATTATGACGAAGCACTTTATTTAGATTTTGATGCGATACCTGTAACTAAAGATAATTTTTTTGAAACTTGGGATCTATCAAAAGGTATTGCAGTTTACAATAACAATGATAATATTAGACCAACACACATGCCTTTAGATATGGTAAAAGGAACTATAAGATCACCTTCTGCAAAATATTTTAATACAATGGCAATGTTAGAAGAGAATAATATGTCACCGCAATGTGATGTGATAAACACAGGTATTATTGGTACAAATAAAGAACAATGGAAAAAATTAGATTATTGGAATGGACTTGTTGGATTATTTGATTTGATGCATTATTTAAGAAGTGATGTTTATGCAAAAGATTCTATGTATCCAAATAATATAACTGATACTTTTGGATATGATAATGAAACTATTTTTTCTTATAAACTAAAAGCAAACAATGTGCCTGTTCAATGGTTAAATAAACAGTGGCATTATTTTTATGATAGAGAGTTACATATACCAGAAGATACAAAAATAGTTCATACAATTAATAAGGAGTTTGATTATGTCTGGCGATTTGAAAAAAAGATTAATCTTTAGTATTGAAACTGAAGTTTCTGATATTACAGAAAAAAGATTACATAACGCAAATCAATTTAAAAAATTTAGTTCTAAATTACGTGAGGGTCTAAAACAATATGCTGAAAATTGTAATGCTGATTTTAATCTAACAACCTTTACGACTAAAAATTATGATGACTTAAATATAGAAAAAATCAAGATGTGGGAAAAATATCTTGATAATTATGATGAGGTGATGTATCTTGATTTTGATATTATACCAAACACAAATAAAAACATGTTTGAAAAATTTAACTTCAATAGTTTAGTGACTTATATGACTCCAACACCTATTCCTAGATTTGTTCAATCTAGATTTGATTTAGAAGATAAAGAATCATTTATTAAAACACTTGACAAGTATCATTGGGTAATAAAAACAAAACAATATAAAGATATGGTGTATTCACAACTATGTCAACCTAAAAATGAATGGATGATGAATACAGGCACATTTGGTGGTAATAAAAAAGTAAGAGATAATTTAAAATTTAGTGACAGATTAGATGAAGTGAAAAAAGTCGTAGATGAAATAAAAGAAAAAGATGACAGATATTTTTATAATAATGAAACAATGTTAACTTATATGATAGATAAGTATAATGTACCTTTAGAAAACTTACCAACTCATTGGCATCAATTAATTCTTAGTGATACAAATCTAAGAGTATGTAAAACATCTTCACTAATTCACGTAATTAATAAAGACTTTGAAGGTGTGTTTAATCACCTTTAAGTTCTAATAATATTTTTAAAACTTCAATAGGATTTTTTGCTTTTCTAAGTTTAGATTTTATTTCTCTATCTTCACAATTTTTTACTAAGTCTAATTCAAAGGCTGCAAGTTTTACAATGAATAAATCTTCTTTTTGTTTTTCAGTATTAAAGTCTTCAAAAAATAATTTTAAACCATAAGAATAAAACTTTGTATCAACTTTAGATGACTGAGTTTCACTATCATAATATGCGATAGGATCAATCAATAAACCTTGTTCTTTTCCTACACGAACTGCAAACTCTTTAAAATATTTTTCTTCTTGTTTGATTCTTTTGTATGTCAACTCATGCATTGTATCAAGATCAGTTAACTCTAAAAGTTTTTTTGTATATTTGTGATCCTCATCATATACAAAATTGAACTCGTCTTCTTTATCCATATCATTTGTGTAATAAACTCTAACATGAGTTCTATCGCTATTGGTAAATTCTGCACGAATAAAATTATCTTTATTCCATAAATTTAAAGATGTATCGTGATCTTCCTGTAAAGCGTTTGTTGGTTGTCTTTCAACAGCAGGTAAAGGTTTGTATCCTTTCAATGGTATATCTTTTAATTCCATAATGTACTCCTAATAATAAAAATTATGACTTATTAATTTTAAATGTAAACGTGCTTATTGTTGTGGCTGATCCGTTAGGGAACTTTTGTGATCTATAATCATCACCTGAGACAAATCTATTTGTTTCTGTACCTGATCCGTTAAGTTTAGTATCAGTCATCGCTGTTCCTCTCGCATCACCAGATCCGTTAATATTATAATCAATTTGATGATCTGCAGCCACTGAGTCACTTACTGCAAGGTTTCTTATGTACTCTGCAAGTAAACTTTCAT